ATAATCATGCGAGGATTTAGTCAATCTGTCGTGACATGTCACAGCGGTAGTTTTGTTTCGTGCCAGCCGTACATAACCCAGCATGCGGCTTCCCCTGAGTGCGGGCATGATGCCACTGGCAGTTGATCTCCGCACTTGCCGCAGCGCCGTTTGCTGATGGCGTTAATCCGGCCGCGCACCCGGGCATCATCCTGGCGGATCAGCAGCGCGATGTACTCGGCCATTTCGTATGGATCGCGACCAGGGCGCCGGGCGGCGCAGTTCCGCGCCAGCATCTCTACTTCCTGCTCGTCGAGCACCAGTTCAATTTTGCGCTCACCGGCGGCGGACTGCCGCGCGCGCTGCGCGGCTTTGCGTTCTGCTGGGGATTTAGGCATCAGTCGTCATCCTCATCCCAATCGTCACCTTCCTCATCCTCTTCATCATCGCAGGATGCGAGCAGAGGATTCATCCGCCGCCCTACCTGGCTGGCGTAGCCGCGGCGACAGAGGTTGTGCAGCACGCTGTAAATTTCGAACATTTCGGTCCGCTCATCACCAATATCAAGCTCACAGGCCAGCGTGTGGCATTCAGTAGCGAGTGCCGATATCTTCTCAAGCAGTTCGACCTTATTCACCTTTCACCTCCTGAGGGGCGGCTGGCAGCGGCATCCAGTGGGTTACGTTTTGCAACTTCAATCTGTCGCATGGCTCATAGCCATCAATGGTAAATCCATCATCAGAACTATACATAGCCTCGCCATAAACCTGATCTCCATCGAAAGCGATAACTGCCTCAAAATCTATCGGCATCTGCTCGCTTACCGGAATCCATTTACCCGGCACGGTAGCGGGTTCACTGCCGGGTGACTGAGGGGCGGCTGCGAGCATGGCGGCGCGGCAGGCGTTCCAGGAATCAGCGGCCGCATTTCGCTGGTCTTCATCCCACTGGAATACAGCGCGGTCACGACGCCTGGCACTGGCAAGAATTTCGATACTGTCCGGAGTGGCTTCTTCCGGCACTACCGGCGCTGGCTGCGCGTGGCGATAGAGCGGCTCAACCTCTCCCGCCAGGTCACCTCTACTGGCGAGATGCCACCGTTTATCTGGCCCACTGCGCCAACGCCACGCCACCGGCTCGCTGTCCATCGCGGCCAGCGCCAGTTCAGCAAGCTGCAGGTCAGCCAATATTTCTTCGCGTGCGCTTTCGAATGCTTTCTGTCGTGATGCCATTTTCAGCGCTTTGACGTTTTCACGAGCGCGTTCGTGAAGCTGCGCTCTGGTTAATTTGCTGGTCATTGGTTGGCTCCCCGTGAAATTTTGTGGCCCGGCGCATAGCAGCGCTGGCGGTCTTTGCTGATGCGCCAGCCAGCTTTGCGCGCCTGCTGAGAAATATCGGTCATATTCCGGCCAATAAAATCAGCCTGCCCCTGCGGATAGATTTTCCCTGACTGACAACCATCACAGTCGCAGTAGAGGTCCGCGCAAAATCCTTCAGTGATAGCCATCTACTCATCCTCCCCGGTAATTTCGTGGTAGCCGTAATTGCATTGATTCAGGAAAATATCCTTAGCTTCTGCCGCAATCTCTTCATCGGTTGCATCATCTTCAACTTCGAATATTTCCTCGAAATTTCCGCCAACAATCCCGGTCTCAATGGTCACTTTGAATTTACGCATCACTCAGCCTCCACCTTGATGCCAGCGGCAGACGAGAGTAACTCAAGCGCCAATCGCACTTGATGCTCAACTTCATCAGCTAATGGTGATTTGTAAGTATTCCTATAGTCCGGCAACTTCACAGTGACGGTGCGGGGTTCCAGGCATTCAGCAGGCTTAGTGCTCCAGCCGTGCCACCACATGAAGGCGCAGTAAGCGGCAACGTCGCGCGGATCACCTTTGGCGATATGCTGGTGAAAGTGCGTCTGGCATTGACTTGGCCACCCATCCTGTTTCCAGTCCGCGTCGTAGCCGTATTTTAATTGGGCCTTGTACAGCTTCTCTGCTAGGGCAGTGCAGAAGTCGGTCACCAACTTCTGCGTATCCGGGTGAAGCTCGGATGGAATTACCGGTGCAGGCTTCACGGTGCGGGACTCCAGCTCGGCGATGCGAAACATCACGCGCCGTGATTTTTCTCTCTCCCGCTCAAGCTCTGCGTCCAGCTCGGCGATGCGCTTCTCTGCCGCTTCCGCCCTGGCCTCCTGCTCATGCGCTTCGCTCCATCCGCGATTGCAGTGAGCCTCCGTGGCTTGCGACTTCTCCAGCGCCTCTACCAATGCGAGAATGTTTTCCGGCGTCATTAACTCTTTGAATGTTTGCCTGGCAATGGTCGCCTTCACATATCGAGCTATATGGGCAGTCTCCTTGACGTCAGTTGCCGCCGCTTTCAGGCTCTGCGCCAGTTTGGTGATATCAGTTGTCATGCGGCACGCTCCCATTTCACGCCATTTTTCACCAACTGGCGGCAGTGCCGAATAATTTCAGCTCGCCCAACTTTGTTACCCAGCCTCCATGGGGAATAAAACTTCTCTTTATCAACCTCTTCCCCGGTTGAGTTTTCGGCGTCATACGCATACCCAATGCCATCCCAATCAGTGGTTTCATCGATTAGCCGGTTGTGGAGAATGTCAAACGCCTCTTGGCTATCTGCCTCCCCCCAATAGTCAACGGTGACGACTTCCCACGTCTGGTACCACATGCAGTTTGAATAAATCATCCCTTCGCCGCGTGACCACACTTCCCGTCGGTATTGGCGTGGCATAAGAGCAATCAAAATCTTCATGGCGGCGGTGTTAATTTTTTTCTCAATGCGCGGTTTTTCGTTGGTATAGCGTCGCTTGTTCATTTGGCCCCCTCGCGCAGCTGCTTGGCAATATAATCCGCAAGTTCGCCTTTTTTATTTAGGTTTTGCATCTCAATCAGGTCGGACATTGCAAGTCCATTGGTCGGCGAGATAACAACAAAGTTACCGTTAACTTCAAACTGGCGACCTTGCTTCTCCATGCGTTTCACAAAATCAGCGACCTTTGACATTTAACACCTCCAAAACGAAAGACTTCGCCCACTCGGCCTCTAGATGACATTCCATTGACACAAGATGCGCGGCAAACTCCTCCACCCCATCAGCCTTAATCCCGGCTACGATGCGATCGGTGGCGGGGGTTTGTACTGCCGTGACATTAGACCGGTGGTCATTCCATCCGCGCGCATATATCGGATTTATGGACATGCCGTCCTTCACGCAGTACCGCTGGCCACCACCATTGATAACTTCAATCTCTTCCGCAACGGCTGCCTTCAGCGCCATATTCTCCGCAGCAAGCTGCTGGTACGATTTCGCCAGCTTCAGGAACTTCTGCTCTCTGATCGACAGCTCGCCCGCAGACTCCAGCGACCGAATGAGCTCGTTTACTGTTTCGATGTTCATGCTGTCACCCACTCGATCGCCAGATAAGCCACATACAGGACGGCGACGATTGCCACCCAACCAATGATGTTTGCCACCATCACGAACAGCAGCAGTGACCGCCGACTGTAATTCACGAAATCAAAATCCATACTTACCCCCGCTTACCCGTTTAACTTATTGATTCAATTGATATCAATGAAGATCGTTGTTTTAGAACTCTTCGACCTTCCACCCGCCGCCGGCTTTTGCCGGGAGCTTCGTTACTCCGATGATCCGGAATGGGTACTGGTCGGCGGCGACTTTGGTTTTCACCCTGGCATCGTCGGTCCAGTAACCCCCCTTCACTTCGTGCATTTCCAGTTGGCCGTTTGCCAGCATCACGGCGAAGTCAGGCGTGTAGAACGTGTTGTCAGCCAGACGCAGCTTGATGCCTTCGAACCGGTACCAGGCTATCTCCCCGTAGCGCTTACGCAGTTCAAGCTCTTGCGCATACGCCGTTTCGGTTTTGTTCATCTGGCCCGCTTTAAGCCGGCCTAGTGCCTGTACTGTCTTTCGCATGATTTTTACCTTATTGGTAATTTATAACCATAAACGGATCAATATCAATAGTCTTGCGCATATTTTATTACCCTTTTGGTAAACATTAAGGCGTAAAAAAACGCGCTTCCGCGCCGGTATTACTTGATGAGTCCTGCTGCCTTCCCTCGCCGGTATTCCTCCATCAGCCACTGTGCCGGGGTTATACCTCCGAGTGTCGCCGCGTTAGGCATGCATCCGAAGCTTCGACCTGGTGGATGGTAGGTATTGCCACCGGGGTCTGGAGGGGTGCTTATAGGCTCTGGCTTCGACTGGATGCTCAGAATCGGATCAGGTATCTGATGACCTGCCGCGACCTTTGATGCCCATTCGTCAAGAAGCTTACGCGCATGTTTCTCAACTTCAATCTCACTTAACTGACGCTGGTACATCGCGCGCCTGGTATCGCACACAATCCAGTACATGACAGGGTGGCGCCACGGGAATTGTTCTGGTCCGCCAGGCTGTAGGCTTTTCTCCTTGGCGTAGCGGTGAAACTCCCCCATCACATCTTCGATGCTCACGCCAAGCACCATCTTGCTGTCTTTGCACCACTTGATGAATTGACCTGGTGACGGCCAGAACGGTGATTCACAGGCACGGGCATGGCGCATTCCTGCTGATACCTGCTCGCGGGTACGGATACCACCTTCGGCGAAAGCGGCGATCCACTGGCGCTTAGCGTCGGTCTCCTGCTGTGCGGTCTTAAGGTTGGTCTGCTCTGCTGCCGGAAACAGTTGCTTGAGCTGTTTAAACAGGGCATCGACAAGTCTCTCTGCGCTGATGTTCACAACATTGTCTTGCTGAGCCTGGTGATTGTCCGGACCCATCATGCGAGCCAGGGCGCCGGCATCACGATTCTGAATTGCTGCGAATACGTTACTCATAAGAAATCCTTCCAGCCTTCAGGGCTGTTCCAGTGTGGTACTTCATCGTCAGAGCTTTCACCGCGCTTTCCTGCCGCTCTTTTTTTCCTGTTCATCAGCAGCCGGGCAAACTTCTGCTCCCACTGCACGTGTTGCATCACATTGCCTTCTGCCATCCAGTAGGTGATGAATTCGATCAGATCTGATTTCTTGTAACCGTCAGCTGGTAGCGCATGGCCCCATGTTCTGGCGCGCATGACAAAGTCCTCTGACGGCTTCCAGTTTTCATGCATGGTGAATTTGCCAATTGGCTCTCCGATACCATCAACGACAACCGGAGGGACTTGAATTACTTCGCGCGCAGAGAGAGGGGTTTTTATTTCCCTGATCCCTGATCCCTGATCCATTCCTAATGGTACTTGTACCGTATCAGTACCGTACTCATACGGTACTAGGGGTAAACCTTTGATTTTGCTTTCTTTTGGCTTATTCACTACCTGATGTTTAAGGAAATTAGTTATGACCCCAAAATGCTTGCCATCAGGGGTGGAAAACATGGATAAATAACCACAGTTGGAAAGCTCCCGTATTAGTACCGGAATAGGAACGGATGGTTCTCGGATAGGGAAAACTGCAGCTTTGATAAGCTTCGGGTTTGCATTGAAATAGCCTTCATCATCTGCGTAATTAAGCAGACCAATAGCCAACAAGCAGGCTGGTTCTGATACCTCTGCCATGTCTTCATCGGTCCAGAACTCGGGCTTAATGGTGCGAATGCGGGCCATCAGATCACCTCCACGGCATTACCTTTTGAGGCCTCATGCATTAGCCGTTTTATCTCAGCATGGCGGCGGCGGTTAGTCTCGAGGGTGCATTCGACACAATGCCCGTTGTATACCCATCGCTCACTGTCATGGCCGTGCTTACATTGCTTACCGGTGTAGTAGCGCTTTAGTCCTGCCTTTGCCGCTTCGACGCGAGTAATGATCTCCATAGTTCCTGTCTCACTCTGGTTGTGGTTACGGTAATTTTGCAGCAAGCCAAAAAAAGATCAACCGTATTTGGATAATTATTACCGAATTGGTGTACAGGGAGAGGCAGGAGCCGCCTGGGGGTGGCGGCGAGGGTGAGTTTTGAGGATTAACGTTCGTGGAACCAGAGGACCAGGTCGGATTTTGCGGAGATCCACTTACGGGATTTGCAGGCTTTAAACAGTCTTTCTAACAGAGGCTTACGTGGAATTCTTCTACGGCCAGTCAGGTGAACCTGAATGTAGTGGCTGGTCGTGCCGGCGTCACTTGCGAACTCTTCACGCTCTGCCGGAGAGAGGTCGAGCCAGCAGCGTTTGAAGTCAAATTTTTGCACATCGCTCATATTTTTTAGTCCCGGACTAACTTTAGACAGCCTGATTATTACCAATCTGGTGTAAAAATCAATGACTGTTACCTTTTTGGTAAGTTTACCTTTATGGTAATATTCTATTAAATTTAATCAGTTAGGTAACAATTCCAGGCTAAAAAAATAGAAATGAAAAGCATCTACGACATAAGACGCGACAACCTCAATGAGATAATCCGGAAGGATTTCGATAACACGCAACTCCGGTTTGCCGAGAGAATCAAAAAATCAGCTAACCTCGTTAACAGGTGGAGCAAGGGGACAAAAAATATCGGCGCTAACGCGGCACGCGAGATCGAGTCGTTCGCCGGAAAAGGTCGTTTCTGGCTGGATATCGACCATCTGTCAGATACCCCGACGCTGCCGGAGATTATCGACCCGCAGGAATGGAGTGTGGAAAAGCAGGCAGCGTTTACCCTGGGTGTATGGATGGGACAGCATCCGGATCTGAACTCAGAGAAAAAGGTTTCGGAAGCGGCCGGTATCGGCCAGGCGACCGTAAATCGCATCCTGAACTGCGAAGGCTCCACCAGCATTGGCGTACTGTCGGCTATCGCCAGGGCGTTCGGCCGCGATGCATATGAGCTGATCCTGCCGCCTGGTAATGCTGGTCTGATTGACTATGACCACCATGAATACGCCGGGCTGCCGCAGGAAGAGAAAAACAAGATCACCGCCTTCATCAAGTTCATCGTCAGCCAGAACCAGTAAGCCTCTAATCTACCTGTCAATGCTGCAATCCTGCCGGGGGGATAACTTCCCGCGCCTCATACATTTACCATTTTGGTAAACTTTTCCTCGTCACATCTATTGACTAATTCGAAAATTGATCAGATTATTACCTTAACGGTAACAGCAGGGCGTTGAATTACCAGAAACCCACCACCGGGTGGCTTTCTCATACCCCCTGACATTTACCAAATGGTAATAGTGAGGTGTGTATGCAATGGCAAATCATTAACGGCTGGTACTGCGTTACGGCATGCGGGCTGATGAGTTGGAAGTTTCGCACGCTGCCGGAAGCAATCAGCTGGGCGTTCGTCAGCAAACTGGCAGCAAAAACGGAAATGGGTATGGGGGTGAGAAAGTGACTGATTTAGCAATTATCGAAATCGCGCCAGACATGGCGCCGGCAATTTACGTTGAGAACGGGCTTGATTCCTTCCTGGAAAAGATCCGCGCCGGAGTAAACGAAGTTCCTGACCTGAGCACTGCAAAGGGACGGGCTCGTATTGCATCGCTGGCCGCACAGGTATCACGCAGCAAAACTGCTGTAGAGAAACCTGGCAGGGATTACCTGAAGCGCCTCAAGGAGCAGCCAAAAGTGGTTGAAGCTGAATTGCGCCGCTTCGTCACCGAATGCGATCAGCTGCGCGATGAAGTACGCCGCCCTCTTACCGAGTGGGAAGATGCTGAAAAGGCGCGCACCGAAGCACTGCAGCAGCGCCTTGTGGATTTGCGTGCGCTGGCTGACGTGATCGACACCGCCGGTAACTACCTGCCTTCTGCTGATATTCAGGCGCGCATTCTGGAAGCTAAATCCGTGGTACTGGATGACAGTTGGCAGGAACGTGCAACAGAGGCGGGCGTGGCTAAGGATTCAACTATTCAGCAACTGGAAGCGTCGCTGGTAATAGCGCAAAAGCGCGAACATGAAGCCGCCGAGCTTGATCGCCTGCGCAAAGAGGCAGAAGAAAAAGCACGCCTTGAGCGTGAAGAGAATATCCGCCGTGAAGCCGCTGAACAGGCTAAGCGTGATGCAGAGGAAAAGGCACAGGCTGAAATTGATGCTGCTATCGCAGCGGAGCGCCGCCGTCAGGAAGAAGCTGAATCAGCGCGCCTGGCTGACCAGAAGCGCATTGCGGAAGAAGAAGCGCGCCGGGCCGCTGATAAAGAGCACCGCCGCAGCATCAATCGACAGGCTATCGCAGACCTGATTGAAAGCGGCCTTACGCAGAAAATGGCAGAGAAGGCACTGATCGCCATCGCCAGCGGGAAGGTATCTGCAGTCTCTATCAAGTACTAAGGTGCGTATGAACACTCAGCAGATTAACAACCTGAAAAAAATCATGACCAGCATCGACAGCAACTACCAGCTGAGCCAGATGCACTATGAGCGACAGGTGGAGCTGATCGACGCGATCAAATACCACCAGCTGCAGAAACCTTTCTACGAACTGGAGCGCAAAGGCGTGCGCACCGAGATTCTGGAAGAACTGATGATGAGCCCGGAATTCGAAGAAGTTCTAGCGGCGTACCAGGCCGCGCTGACCAGCATCATCGCGAAGTGGGATCTGGCTGACCAACTGGATACGGCGAGGAACGCGGCATGACACCAGGAATTTACTTCGATATCAGCAACGAGGACTACCACGCCGGCGACGGCGTGAGTAAGTCACAGCTGGATATGGTGGCGCTGAGCCCGGCCCTTCTGCAGTGGCAGAAATCAGCACCGGTCGATACCGAAAAGCTGAAAGCTCTGGATATGGGAACTGCCCTGCACTGCCTGCTTCTGGAGCCGGAAGAGTTCGATAAGCGCTTCATCGTGGCGCCACCCTTTAACCGTCGAACAAACCAGGGGAAAGCGGATGAAGCGGCTTTCATGAAGGATTGCGAGGGGAGCGGGAAAACAATTATGGAGGCGGAGCAGGATCGTCAGTTGAAACTGATGCGTGATAGCGCAATGGCGCACCCGGCAGCGCGCTGGCTGCTTGAGGCGGAAGGATTCTGCGAAGCCTCTCACTACTGGAAGGATCCGGAGACTGGAGAGTTGTGCCGCATACGCCCGGACAAGCGCCTGAAGAATCACCCTGTCCTGCTGGACGTGAAGAAGGTTGCCGATATGGAGCGTTTCTCGCGCCACATTGAGGAATTCCGGTATCACGTACAGGACGCGATGTACCGCGAAGGTGCGCAGCAGACCACCGGCGATCCGCATGGATTCTTCTTCCTGGCAGTGAGCGAAACCATTGACTGCGGCCGCTACCCGGTGCGGGTGTTCGAACTGGATGCGCAGGACGTGGACACAGGGTATGCGCTCTACCGCCGGGATCTGAATACCTATCACCAGTGCCGAGAAACCGGAGACTGGGGTGGATTTGAAGTTATTAAACGCCCTGAGTGGGCACGCAAACAGGATATGTACGTATGAGCAACGACATCGCAATCACTTCTCAGCCTGGTGCTACCGTCGGCACCGCCGCGGCAATCTTCAGCCCGGAAGGGATGGATCGCCTGGTGCGATTTGCCACCCTGATGGCTGACAGCAAAGCCACCGTTCCGGCGCACCTGGCTGGAAAGCCAGCTGACTGCCTGGCGGTGACTATGCAAGCGGCGCAGTGGGGAATGAACCCGTTCGCGGTAGCGCAGAAAACTCATGTGGTAAACGGCACGCTTGGCTATGAAGCGCAACTGGTTAATGCGGTTGTCTCTTCCTCAAACCTTCTGGCCACTCGTCTGAACTACAAATGGGATGGCGACTGGTCAAAGGTAAGCGGGAAAACCGACAAATCGCCGAGCCTGACAGTGACAGTGTGGGCAACCATTAAAGGCGAATCTGAGCCTCGCACCCTGACCATCAGCATGGCGCAAGCCGGAGTGCGCAACTCACCCCTCTGGGAGCAGGATCCGCGTCAGCAACTGGCTTACCTGTGTGTTAAGCGCTGGGCACGCCTGCACGCCCCTGATGTTCTCCTTGGCGTCTACACCCCTGACGAATTGCAGGAAGCAGCACCGCGTGTTGAGCGCGACATTACGCCACCGGCTAGCACCGCTGCGGGGATGAATCAGCTGATCAATTCGCACCCCGATCAGCACCATGAAGAGAAGGCGAAAAAGACTGACGACCGCGCCCCAGAAGACATTCTCTCTGGCTTCTCTTCTGCGGCTATGGCGGCTCGTAACGTTGCAGAACTGGACAAGGCATACAAATACGCGGCCCACCGTCTGGCTGGCAACCAGGAGTTACTGGACGCTGCCACCGATGTATACGGCATCCGCAAAGACGAACTGAACGAAGTCCATATGTAATCACCACCGCGGCGCGCCCGGCGCCGCACTGAAAAAAGAGAGGTAACGATGAAAGGTGCATTAGGCAAAAAGGAACTGCTGGCGGTGGTGCCTGTATCGATGAGCACTATCGACCGCATGGAGAAAAACGGGGAGTTCCCTAAGCGTTTCTGGATCACAGACAAGCGCTGTGCCTGGAACAGCGAAGAGATCGAGCGCTGGCTTGATGAACGTCAGCAGAACGGCACCACAGAGTTTGCTGGAAAAAAGCCTCCGGTTGAGCAGCGAGTATTTCGCCCGGTTGGTAACGCGGCGTGACGTCGCTGGCGAGGTACTGGGAAAGGTGGTCAGGATGGTTTCTGTACCTGGCCGCTGTATCCGCCTGGCTGTTCCTGCTGGCGGTCATTTTTCGAGAGGGTTGGATACGATGAATCGGATGGAAAAATACCACGCGGATTATGTCTCGCAGCGCAAAGCACCCCCTCTTGTCGCCGTAACGCCGGCGGCAATGGAGATCGAGCAGCGCGCTATTGCCCGCGAGAACAAAGGCCAGTTCCGCCTGGCCGCTCGCCTCTGGCTTGAGTGCATGGATGCGGCCACTGGCGAGGTTGAGCGGGCCCGTATCGCTATACGCCGCGATCAGTGCATTGGCCGCGGGAACCGGCTTCGCCAGGGATGCTATGCCGGGATCTGCGCCACCGCCGGGGTGATTTATGACTAACCCACACGACAGCATTCGCGTAGGAAGTATCACGCTGGTTTATTCGTCCGTGCGGCGTGGCTGGCTGGCGCCGGGCGGCCAGGTTATCCAGAACCCGCTGAAGGCTCAGCGCCTGGCTGAGCAACTGAATAGCAAGAAGGTGGCAGTATGAAAGAACGCGGAATGATTTTTAACGGGGAGATGGTGCGGGCCATCCTCGACGGCCGGAAGACGCAGACTCGGCGGGTTATGAAGGTACAGCCGAAGCCATCGAAATCACGACCAGGGGATTTTTGGTTTTCATCGAAAAAATTAGAAAGCATGGTGCACGTTTCTGACCTTGCGCCTGGCAACTCACCTATTGCCGATTATCACCTTTTCATTCAGGAGCATTGCTGCCCGTTCGGAGCAGTCGGCGACCGCATCTGGGTGCGTGAAACGTGGGGAGTAGTCAGCCACGAATTGGATGAGGATGGTCGAATCCAACCATGGACGCCAGACCGGCCGGCTACGGTTATTCATGAAATGCCGTTTGGCAACGGCTATTACTCTGGTCACGCCATTTATGCAGCTGATGGCGATTTCACCTGGGGTGATGACGATGGTTATGAAGATGGTCGTTCGTGCTGGAAACCTTCCATTCATATGCCGAGAGCAGCCAGCCGCATTCTTCTGGAAATCACCGACGTGCGGGTTGAGCGGCTGAACGCTATTAGCCAAGAAGATGCTCAAGCTGAAGGCATGGAGCTTACCGGGTGGCGGCCTACATACTCTGACCCGGATAGCGGCGGCGAGGTTATGACGCCATACGACAACTTTGCTGAGTTGTGGTCATCCATCTACGGCGAAGGAAGCTGGAAGGCTGACCCCTGGGTTTGGGTTATTTCGTTTAAGCGCGTTGAAGGCGGTGCAGCATGAGCGGAAAATACACCCTGATCTATGCGGATCCGCCTTGGGCATACCGCGACAAGGCCGCTGACGGTGACCGCGGCGCCGGTTTCAAATATCCAGTTATGAATTACCTGGATATCTGCCGGCTGCCTGTGTGGGAACTGGCTGCCAACGATTGCCTTCTGGCTATGTGGTGGGTACCGACTCAGCCGATTGAGGCGCTGAAAGTCATGGAGGCTTGGGGATTCCGCCTGATGACCATGAAGGGATTCACCTGGCACAAGACGAACAAGCACAAAGGGAACAGCGCGATCGGCATGGGCCATATGACCCGGGCGAACAGCGAAGACTGCCTGTTTGCGGTGCGCGGGAAACTTCCGGCCCGCATGGACGCCTCGATCTGCCAGCACGTCACGGCGCCGCGCCTGGAGAACTCGCGCAAACCGGACATTATCCGCGAGAAACTGGTGCAGCTGCTTGGCGATGTCCCGCGCATTGAGCTCTTCGCCCGCCAGTCGTCTCACGGTTTCGATGTGTGGGGGAACCAGTGCACGGCGCCGGCGGTTGAGTTGCTGCCAGGCTGCGCAGTGCCGGTAGTGAAGACGGAGGCCGCATGAACATTGCCGAAGAGGCCTCGCTGATACGACAACTCGAAGAGGCGCGCGCCATTATCAACCAGAGGAATGGTGAGATCCTTCACCTGCAGCGAGAAGCGGCGCGCTACCGTGAGCAGCGGGATTCTGCAAACGCGATGGTTAAGTTCCTGCGCGGGCTTTTTGAGAATTCTTCGAAGGCGACACAATGAGCCGCCTCCGGGCGGACTATTGTTCATTCATCCACTTTTCAAATGCAGACGGGGAGAACGGCACCAGGTCGTAATGCTCCCCGTTTATCCATGCATCAACCATATTTGCCCACTGCTGCAGCATGTAGGCCCGCTGCCTGGAATACTCGGCCTTGTTGTAAACGGCCCTCACGCCCTTCTGTTCATGCGCCAGCGCCTTCTCTATCCAGTCTGAAGGGAATCCCGCTTCATGCAAAAGCGTGCTCGCTGTGCGCCGCAGGTCGTGCACTGTTAGAGGTTGCAGGTTCTCCCCGGCATCCGATGCCGCAGCAACCGCGCGATCGATGACTGAGTTCAGAGCGGCATTGGATAGCGGCTTACTGGTGCTGTAGCGACCTGGCAACAGATAATCACTCCCGCCGGCGCACATCTGCAGGCCTATCATCAGATCCTGCGCCTGAGGCGGCAGATAGATGACGTGCAACCGGCTCCCCTTCATCCTGTCAGATGGGATCGTCCAGGTTCCTTTGCTGAAATCCACCTCTTTCCACGTCGCCATGATGAACTCGGTTTTGCGCACCATCGTGATCAGGATGAGCTTCACAGCCAGTTTTAAGGTTGGCAAAGTGCTGACGGTATCGAGAGACCTGAACAGCACGCCGATTTCTTCCGGCTGCAGGCAACGGTCACGCGGTTTAAACATGGCGATCGCCGAAGGTTTGATATCTGCGGCCGGGTTGAATAACCCGTGCCCGCGGTCATTGGCGTACCGGTACACGCTGCTGATGATTTCACGCGCCTGCACCGCCGTCGCACGTCCACCGCGCTCGACTATGCGATCGCAAAGATCACGCACCATAGGGGTCGTTATCTCGGACATCATTTTGTTTCCGAGAACAGGCAAAATATCCCGGTCGATTACTGATTGTTTCATAGCCCGCGTGCTGTCAGCCAGGACCACATGTTTCATGTAGGCGTCGGTATGTACCGTAAATGTTTCGGCGCCGCGGATCCGCTTGATACCGTCACGCTTCGCTGCAGCCGGCGACTGGCCTGCGTTCAGCAGTTTTTTAGCGGCTATCAGCTCATCCCTGGCTTCAGCCAGTGTGATACCGTCACGACCATACTGACCGATAACCAGCGTCTCCCGGCGGCCGTTGATGCGGTAATCGTAACGAAACGAGATGGTGCCTGAGATCAGCACGGCTACATACAGACCGTCGCGATCGGAGACCTTGTACATTTTGCCCTGCGGTTTAAGGTTTTTGAGTTTGGTATCGGTAAGCACATTTCACCCGTGATGCATCATTTTTCTGACGGTACGAGAGTATACCGTAATGGTAATACCGTCAGGTATACCGTCAAAAAATGTGAGATAGAGTGAATAGTGTTGAAGTGATATAAAGAAAAACCCTCTGTAAAAACAGAGGGTTTCATTTCAATTTGAGTAGATATGATTAGCTATAAGGTAGCCGTTAATCATTCC